CAAGTATTGCGTCCCACTCTTGCCGTCTACCACCTGCTAATCTGTCAACTAATCCGAGCCATCCGAAAACATCTCCTTTGCTTTCTTCACCTCCCCCTTCAAATAGGTTAGGGTAGTTTTTAATAATTTCGGATAGAGAGCCGAAAAAAAAAGCGAGTATTTGTAGAATTGTGGTGCTGGTAGGTCTTTGAAATTGTCAACTTTCCACTGATAGTCATCCTCTATCTTTCGCCCAAAGATGTTCACCCGGTACGATAAACAAGCAATAATCTTGTGTAACGCCTCTATTTTATCGCTATCGCCTAATTCTTGTAGTTCAATAAAGTGGTGAGCCTCCATGGACTTGGCATTCTTGACGAGCTTGAATCTTCTGCCTTTGTGTTTGAACGTCCATTTCAATCGGTGCTTGGGTTCTTGTTCTAAAAACGACAAGTCAATTTTCCTCAAGTCATTTAGTGTCCACTTCTCAACTTCCTCGTATGGCAGCCCTTTAATTATCGCTACCGTGTGAGCTGTTTTCTCAATAGGGTTAAGGTCATCAGGAAGCTCCCCAATCTCTTGAAGCATTCCGATTGTAATATCTTTCCATTTAAGCATAGTAAAATAGTCCTGGTTTGTTGTGCTGTTTACAATCATTGGCAAGAGCTAACGCCATCACGCAGTCATCATGTAGACCTTGTGGTGCTGTGTATCTCACGCCTGTTCTTGTGTATTCATATTCAAAGTTACGCATTTCATCCGCAATCACACCCTCAGGGAATTTAACTTGCTGACCTTGTACTGCTACCACTAAGCCCTCAATAAGTTGCTGCTTTGATTGACTCGTAAATTTAAAGCCTTTGATTCTTGGATGTTGCCTTTGTAGTTGCTCAACAATAGGATCACCGACTCCTGTGCTATCCACAAAAGCAGGTGTGTTGCCTATGGTTGCCGTTATCTTCTGAAGTGTCTGACTCCAATCAGCTTGGAATCTATCAAAGTGAACGACCTCGCCATTTTCGTTTAGTCCTATGATTACCGTCCAGTCAGTGTATTTGGCTAAGTCAATTCCGTAAGCTGTGGGTGTGCCGGTGCTCTGTTGGATACAAGCGTCAATGTTCTCATGTCCGAACGGGTTGCTGTTGTCATCAGCAGGTTCAGCCAAATAAAGCTCTTTGAATACATACTCAGGAAGATCACGTTTGGCTTGTTCTATTTCCTCACGTTCAATGATGCCTTCATCTGCCGCATCGTAAGCCGTGATTTTGAAATACTCCATATTCGGATCACCTGCCTTTGCCCTCTCTCCTAATTTGTAAAACCAGTTCTTTTTGCCCTTGACGTTTCCAATTAGTTTGCATTTGCCTTGTGTTGCCGTTAGGGTTGAACGTAGAGCAAACCAAGAGTCCTCTCTTGCTCTTGATGCCTCATCAAATACCGCAGCATAAACATCATCCCCGTATAGGTTGTCAGGCTTCTCTGCCGATTTAAACTCTATCCGTGATCCTACTGGTGTTATTAGTGTTAACTTGCTTTCATTGGAGATAAAGAAGTTTTTCTCTGTCACTTGTGCCTTCATCCTCCTAAATGCAATCTCTGCCTGTTGGTACACAGGAGCAACCCACCACACTGACTGATTCTCCTTAAGGCTTAGACTCTGCTCAAACAACCAAATAATATGACTTGCCGTTTTACCTGTCTTAGTCGATGCTGCCGTTATCGTGTAACGTGCATCACTATCCAAGATGGCTTTTTGGTAGCTCGTCAGTTTTGGTCTTGAGTAGTTTATTTGCATACTTGCCTAAGTAGGTCTACACGCTTTTTGTTGATCGTATCAAGGTTGTGGTGTTGGTGGCAATACTGGTAATTAATCTCACCTACCTCTTTGACTTTGTCTGACTTGATTAGCCTTCCAATATCTGACCAATCGTTGTTCTGAACAAAGAAACATCCTAAATTATCTCGGTGATTCGTGTATGGCTCAACTGCACTTACAAAGATAGGCAACTTGTAGGCTGCTGCTTCTAAGATTTTCAGCTCTGACTTGTAACGGTTAAACTGTGTTTTTTGCAATGGTGCCAAACAGATATCAATCTCAGAGTAATACTTGCCGAACTCATTGGCTTTTGTTCCTACCCTTGTCTCAAACCACTCAGGGCGTTTATGTCTTGGCTCTCCTGTAATTGCTTTCTCCATTGTTGCCCAATCAGGAACATTCTCATGGAAGCCGCACATTAGGAATCTCGCTCCGTATTCTTCACAGATAGGCTTTATTTTATTTGTAAGCAACTTTAAGTCTTCAGTGTGTGATAACCCTCCTACCCATCCGATAGTGAAAGGATGCTCCGTTTCTGCTTTCCATTGGCTTTGATTGTAGTCTAAAGCATTGGGAACGATGTGGACATTATGATTGAATTCCCGAACTTTTTCCCGAAGTTGCGGAGTGGTCACCATCACTGCATCGGCATAGTGCAAACTGTCCTTGATGCCGTTCTTGATGTATGCACGATAGAACTTGTACGCTGGGTTGTACTTTGGAAGAACCCAATAATCGTCAATATCAACGATGAAGGGTATTTTCTTTTTAGCCAGTACCGGTAAGATGTTGTATTGGAGTTTTCCCAGCCATCTGTTGAATACCACGCAATCATATTTCTCAAAGGGTAGGTCAGCCCATTCGTTTTGATCTACGGACACATCAACTGTGATGCCGTAGTCTATTTGAATTTTGACGTATGGAGTGTACAACCTATGGAAGGACACTCCGTTCATGCCGTCAAGTAATAGTAAGATTCTCAAAATGGTAGATCGTCTTTCTCCTTCGGTGGTCTTGGTACTGCCACATAGTGAGTAGCCTTTGACCTGTCGTTTTGATGCTTGAGTTTCTGCACTCTGATTCTCACGTCACCGTACTTGTTAATCTCAAGCTTTCCGTCTGCAAGTGCTTGTTTAAATTTGTCCACGTTCACCGTGATGTTCAAGCCGTAGTCATCAGACCAGGCGTTTCCTAAAAATGTAATTTCATCCATATTAATCTAAATTAAGTGTCACGTTTACCACCTTAGCCTCAACAGTTGCGTCTACTGTTTCCTTTGGCTTACCATATACCCGACTCAACAAAGTGTCCATTGAATAGAGTGAACCCTTCTCATAGCTCTTGATGATAGCCTTTGCAACTGTCTTTTCTAACATGGTTGCTCCTTCGTTTTTCAGAACCTTTTTAATCTCTTGTTCATCCATTGCCATGATAGCCTGAATGCTATCGTTTACCTCTGATAGTTTGTAGCCTTCCTCCTTCATCAAGGTAGTGAACTTCTTAGGTCTGCCATTAGGGTTGTTGGTTTCCCCTTTCTCTGGAACTTTGAGTGTGCCTCCGTTTCTGCCTGGTATCTCTTTCATTACTTTGTTCTTACTTTGTAATTACGTTCATTCATCTTTACCTTATGGACAACTTTGAGCATCTCTTTGTGTTGCTTCTTATCACCGTATTCGATGTGACAACTTCTGCATAATCCCATTAGGTTCTCAATCGTGTCTTTGTTTCCTCCACCCATACCTCTTGCCTCTATGTGATGAATGTCAACTGCTGTATTGCCGCATAGTTCACAAGGTATCCAATCGGTGGGATGGTAGTTCATTTCCTTCAAGTATATTTTGGTATGCTTCTTCAAAGTCTAATTACTTGACAATCCGTTCTATTTTTTAGCTCGTGCATATGCTGATTGTGAGCGTTGAAGTTTGTTCCTTGCTCTCCTCTGATATAGTGTTCTGTCAATCCTTGGTATAGTTCACGACCTCCATCTATGCCTAACGTATATACTTGGTCAAATCTATTCATCAGTAGTTCAAATGCAAATGAGCTTGAGTTGAAAGTTCTGAAGGTGTAATGCCCAATATTTGGATCAATCTTAAACTGTACAAAGATGGTGTTGTCGTATATCTTTTTATTGCAGGTTCTTGTCAAGATAAAACGTGCCTTGTATTTTCCGTTTATGTATTTGTTTGGTTCGTTGTAGATGGGTGGATCATGAAAGGCGGCTATATCTGCGTATCGTGTTTTTTCCAATGCCCCGTTGATTGTCCAGACATTGTAATCTAACATCATAGAAGCATCCCACCTCTGAAGCGATGGACCGGTACCAACAACAAGCCAAGGTTTATCCTTCGCCCAATCCTGTTGTATTATCTTCGTTACGCACGACACGTTTTCTTCGCTTTTTTTTAACGGGCTGCTCATCGTCAGCGAGTGTGTTCAACTCCTTCTTCTGTGCCTCCGCTCTGATAATCATTGAGAGCATTCCCTCAACTACACAATTTCCGCACGTTGGAAGTGGTTTACCCATCTCTTGTAAGTACACTGCTCTGAACTCTACGTTCTGCTCAGGTGTCATCTTTAGCACTTGTGTTTCTTTCCATCTTTGGAATACTGGCAGCATTTCGCTGAGGATGAAGTCAATTTGTTCTTTGTTCATATCGTTTTATTAAAGGTTCAAAATCATATAGTTTTGTGCAGTTTATTCACCAAACATCTCCTTAATGTTTTGTTCTGAATAACCAGCCGCAAGGCACAACGACCTCAGCAACTCTTGAAGCTCCTCGATGTTCACGTCATCGTGTTTTGTTTCAATCATTATCTTGTTCCCGTAGTGTTCCAGTGTTACTCTCATTTAGTATCCTTATTACTTTGGTCAATGCTTCGTTGACTTCCCCTGGTCGTGGTTGACTGATGGCGAAGCCTCGTCTATATTTCAAATGCCTTTCTAAGGTTTCCTTTACTTCGTTTAAATCTTTTAGTTCATACATATCTGTTTAATATCGCTGCTGTCATTCCTGCCGCAAATGAGAATAGAACTCCCTCCAAGGAGTGGAAGTACAGTACACTCAACCAAAACGCTAGACATAGCTCACAGGTAAATGGCTTAACCTTGA